GCAACGCCGTTCTCGTAAGACGCTAGCGCGCGGGTTGTCCAATGACGACTTATTCAAGCACGGACTTGGAAACCCGCGCTCTGCGGAAAGCAGGCTTGATTGGCGCAGAGGAGACACCTTCTGCCGCCGATCTCGACTTTGCTGCGGAAGGCATAGCGTCCGACACAGCAGCTCTGGCGTTGGAAGGAATCAACTTCGTCAACGGTTCGTATCAGGCGGTCCCGCTGGAGTTTCTGGAGCCGCGCGCCGCATATCATGCCGTGACGTTGCAGGCCGATTTTGGATTACTGCCTATCCCCACAGCTGAGCAGACAAAGATTGCAATGCTTCCCCGTCTGCGGCGCTTGTGTGCGCGGCCGGCGACGGGCGCAGTTGCAGAGTCCGAATACTTCTAATGACCGCGCTTCCGATCACGTTCCGCACGAACGAAAGCAAATACTCGTTCGCGGGTGAAGCAAGGCTCATCAACTGCTACCCGGAACAGCAGGGCACGGACGCAAAAGACCCGATTGCGATCCTCCCGGTTTACGGGATGACGCAGTTCGCTGCTGTGACGGATACGCCCATGCGGGGGCAGATTTATCTTGACGATTTGGACTGCATCTATGCGGTGTTTGCCACGGGCGCGTTCAAGATCACGTCTGACGGCACAGCAACTTATATCGGCGTTGTGCCGGGCAGCGACGTTGTAGAGCTTTCACGTAACCAGGCGACAAGCCCGCAGATAAGCATCCATTGCGATGCGGGCGAATACTACGTCGAAAATGACATCGTTAAGAGCGTCACGGACACGGACCTTCCTCATAACGTCGTCTCACAGGATCATTTGGGGGGATATACGGTTTACGGGCTGGAGGATCGCAGGTTCTTCCTCTCCAGCATCAATGCCTGCCAGGAAATAGACGGGCTGGACTTTGCGACTGCCGAGCAATCGCCTGACCCGCTCGTGAGGGTGAAAGCGGATGGCGATCTGTTCATTTTCAAAAAAAAGCAGACAGAGCAGTGGCGCAATACGGGAAATTCGTCGTTCCCTTTCGAGCCTATCGGCACGCCAATCAGGCACGGTTTGCTGGCGAAGGAAGCCGTTACGCAGTTCGATAATACGCTCGTTTTCGTCGGAGAGGACAGCGTTGTCTATCGCATATCGGGCACGGGCAGCGCGCAGAGGATTTCTACGCACGGCATTGAGCGCAGGATTGCGAACGACGCCGATCAAGAAAGCATCATAGCGTTTTCTCACTTCTGCGAAGGACACGCCTTCGCGACAGTGACGGGTTCTGACTTCACGCGCAGCTATGACGCTGCAACGCAGACTTGGCATTCGCGCGAAAGCTGGCAGCTCGGTAAATGGCGGGCACGGTTTCCAGTCATTGCTTGGGGCAAGGTTATCGTCGGGGATTCCCAGTCGGGCAATCTCTATTATCTCGACAAGGCTTCATTCGCTGAGGACAGCGACCCGATCATCTGGGGCGTCGATCTGCCGCCGTTCCATGTGTTTCCGAACGGCGGCGTCATCGATGCGCTTGCAATCGATGTCGCGACTGGCGTCGGCAATAGAACCGGGCAGGGCAGCGATCCTAAACTGATGCTGTCTTGGTCAACGGACGGCGGGGCGACGTTCAAGGGCAATCGCGAACTCTCGCTCGGTGCTGCTGGCGATGTGGTTCGGATTAAAACGCGCAGGCTCGGTCGGTTCGGGCCGCAAGGAGTCATGTTCAGGCTGAGGATCAGCGATCCGGTCATTCGGGCGCTGGTGGCTATGGACGTGATGGTACGCCCAGTGAGGCAATAGGCGATGGACTATAGCGGGTTCCGGCGCACAGGCATTGAGGACGCTCGCGGTCATCCTATGGCTGCCGACCCGCTCCAATATCTCATGGCTGGAATGTCGCCTTCCGACATTGTGCGTCCTGAGCAAGCATCGCCTCAAGGCGGTCCGACGCTGGCCGCCACATTCGGCCTATCTGCACCAAGCGAAAATCTGGGTGCGTTGTATGCGCCTTACGCAGCAAACTATGCACCATCGAGTCAGTCTGTGCTCCAGCGGCTTTTGTTGTCTGGGCAGATTCCGCAATGGCTCCAGCAATGAACCGCTCTCGCGTTCCGAACATCGACATTGACCCGGAGCACTACAAGTTTTTGGACGACCTCGACAAGCGCAGGCTTAAGCCGATCGATCTTGTGACTTCGACGGCTCAGGCTATGCCGGATGTGTCCGCTGTTTCTGACACGCCGATTTCGAGCGTGGCGACGACAGGCGCATCTAATTCAAGCCCGTATGGCTTCACGACGAAGGCGCAGGCGGATGCAATCGTTGCTGCCATCAATGACAGCATCGCCCGGCAGGCCGATATCATCACGGCGCTCAATGCTCTGGTCAACGCCCCGGACAACTCCGGCGCGATCCACGACGTAAAGACACAGCTTAACGCGCTCATTGCTGAAATGCAGACGCGCGGCGCGATGGAGAAGCCCTGATGAGTTTCTTCGGGTCATTACTGGGTTCTGACCAGAAAGATGCTGCCCAGCAAGCAGCGGACGATACGTATAAAAAACAATGGAATGCCATTCAGGGCATTACCGATTACGGCAACACGCTTCCCGGCATCTACCGGGCTATGTATCAGCCTTACGCTGACACTGGAGTTGCAGCGAATAGCGCGTTGGCGCGGCTATTTACTGACCCGAGTTCGGTTTCGTCTCTGCCCGGTTATCAATTCGATCTCACGCAAGGGATCAACGGTCTGGACCGTTCTGCGGCTGCGCGCGGAATGCTCAATAGCGGTTCGCATGATAAGTCCGTGCTGAACTATGCGACCGGACTTGCGGATAACACCTTGGGCAGCCAGTTGCAGCGGCTCATGTCAGGGACAACCTTGGGGTTGGCGGGTAACGCAGGCGTCGGGCAAGGCATCCAGGATCAGCTCAGCACGCGAAACACGGCATACAACGGTCAGATGCAGTCTGCTGGCACAATAGGGCAGGGCATGATCGCGGGGGCAAATGCTGAAGGCCAAGGAGCGCTCAACATTGCGAACCTTATTGCGAACGGCGTGGGGAGGATAGCAGGCGGTGGTGGCGGTTTTAACCTGAGCAATCTCTTCAGCCGTGGCTCATCCTACGGCGGCGACGGTCCGAGCTTCTAAGCATGGCAACACCCTTCGACGTTCAAGTCCCGAACGTTCTTCAAGCCCTGCTCTCATACGACCAGGGCTATAAGAGCAGTCAGGACATGGCTGACCGCTCAGCGGTGCAGGCTGCGGCACCTATGCTCGCGCAGGGTGATTATCGCGGTGCGCTCGCACGTTTGATGCAGAGCGGCGGAAACGTTAATAACGCGCTTGCTGTGGCGCAGCTTGGAAACGCTGACAGGAACTTCAACTTTCAGGTCAGTCAGGCGGATCGGCAACAGGCGAATACGGATCGATCGTTCGGCCTACAGCAGCAGCAATTCCAGCAGGCTCAGACAAACGCGGATCGCAATTTCGGCCTGCAACAGGACACGCTCGCTGAGACGAAGCGCAAGAACGCAGTTGCGGAAAATCAGCCGAAAACGCTCCAGTTTGGGGCTGGGCTGTATCTTCCCGCCACAGGCGAAATCATCAAGGAGCCTGGAATCGGGGCAGAGAACGGCAACGGAAGCTCGTTCGATGATGCCACGCTAACGGCGATGGCAAATCAGTATCGCGCCGGTGATACGTCCGTGCTGCAAAATCTCGGACGCGGCACGCAGGGAGCGGCAAATATCGTCGCGCTCAGAAAGCGTATTGCAGAACTCAACTCAGCGTCTGGAGAAACGGGAGCCGAGCAGGCGAACCGCAATGCCGAGTTCTTCGGTGCAAAATCAGCTCAGCGCACGCTCGGCAACAAACAGGCCAATATCGAAATGGCCGCGACCGAGTTTCAGCAGGTGCTTCCTGTCGTTCAGGCTGCATCTCAGGCGGTTGACCGGACAAGCTACCCTGACCTCAACAAGATCATTCAGGCATTCAACGAAAAGACGGGCGATCCGAACATCGTCAAGTTCGGCGGCGGCGTGAATACGCTCGTCAACCTGTATGCTCGCGCGATAAGTCCGACTGGCTCGGCGACCGTCAGCGATAAGGACCACGCCCGCGAAATCCTGAGCAAGGCATGGTCGCAAGGCCAGTTTGACGCCGCAGTCGGCATGATGAAACAGGAAATCGACGCGGCGCTCAATTCACCTGAAAAGGTGCGCGATGCAATGCGTCAACGCTTCTTAGGAGGCCAGGGGCAGAGAACGGACGCGGCCTCGGGTGCCACGAATGCGGCGATGCTGAGCCAAGCCAGGGACGCGATTGCGCGCGGTGCCGACCGCAACAAGGTCATTCAGCGTCTCCAGCAAAACGGCGTTGACGCCTCGGGACTGTAATGGGCGCTTTTGACGATCTCATTCCGGACCTGCCGATCGGTCCGAATGGCGTTCCTCGCATTGAGATTACCAAGGGCGGGAGCCCTTACGCGAACGCCATTTCATCAATCGAGAGTGGCGGCAATTATCACGCTATCGGTCCTTCCACACGCTCAGGCGACAGGGCGCTCGGCAAATATCAGATCATGTCCTCGAACGTCGGGCCGTGGACGCAGGAAGTTTTCGGGCAGCCGATGTCGGCAATGGATTTCTTGCGAAATCCGCAGGCGCAGGATGCGGTGTTCAACGCGAAGTTCGGCTCTTACGTCGATAAATACGGGCCGGAAGGCGCGGCCAAGGCTTGGTTTGCCGGTGAGCGCGGGATGAACAATCCCAACGCGCGGGATGCGCTCGGAACGTCTGTGGCGGACTATGGCAGGAAGTTTCTCGCGGCTCTCGGCCCGTCACAGGCGAATGCCGCTGAGGCTCCGCAATCCGCCCCGCAGACGAACGCTTTTGCTGACCTCATTCCGCAGAAGCAGGCAGGGGCGTTTGACGACCTTATC